TGATAGTATTCCTGGGTCAGTGACTACATTTTTGTTATATCTTGGTCTATCTTTAGGGGACTCATCAATTTTTTCATATTTATTGGTTGATTGATGATAGTCATAGTCAATAATTATCTTGTTTCCCGCATAAGTTCGGGCTGTTCCAAAGTCGACTATATCTCTTGCCTCTTCTAACTGATATATCTTGAAATTATGAAAAAAGAATTCACAACTCATTCCATCAAAGGTCTTTCCTTGAACCCACTGATTTAGTTCTTCAGCACTCTCATCTCCACGATCTAAGAGTCTAAGAACTGCCTCTTGGATTTGAATCATTTTTAAGGCTGGACTTTCTCCAGTTGCATAAAAATAATATAGCACCTGTTCACATTTAATGTGTGGGAATGGACCCCTACGCATTCTAAACATTCTATCGTAGACTGCCATAGTTCCACCATCTGGAAACTGTGTTTGAAGAGTTTCAAGTGTTGATGGTCCTGTTGGGAAAAAGGGAACATCTTCTAAGTTTGTTAAAAGTTCAATCTTTTCTTTTAGATACTGATTAATCCATAGCACTGGTGTATTTAATACTGATGTTGATTCTGTCATTTAATTGCCCCCGCATTTGCTACCCACTGATATCCAGCCTTTAATCCTACAGATCTTCCGCCACGTTTTCCTGCGTTTAAATTTTTTGCATAAACCTTTGGATACTTAAAGTATTGTCCAAGACCACTTGACTCCAAAAATGATTGTCTAAAGTAAACTCCGAAGAAATTAGAGATGACATTTTTAAACTGTCCCTCTGTTTGTCCTCCAGGATTTTCAACCTTAACCTCTCTTGAAGTAAATACTTCTTCTCCATTTATTTCAAACCTCAGTGCCTGTGCCTTTGTTGGTCTAATTGTTACGCCAATACCTTTTTCCATAACTTCTGCTTTGTTGTAAAATGGAACATTAGATCCATTCTTAATTGATGTAGACTGTTTTAATGATGACCTAAATGTTAAACCAAGATTGCTAACTGTAAAATCAATATCAAATAATCTTGCTTCTGGGCTTCCAGTTCTATGCCATTCGTATACGTGATGTAGTAGTTCTGGAGACACTCTTGCATTTGCATCTACAAACTGTGATGCTAACTCTGATATCTGTGGTCCTAGTGCTGCATACATAGCCTTCTTACCACGACCAACTCCCTCGATGAAACCAGTAGAGTAGTTAATTATGTTATTCATTTCTTTTTGAAACTGCTTACTATTAAACTTTATTCTTAACATTAAACATCTACCGCCTGATTTTCAGACCTACGAATAATTAATTTATAATAGTCTACATTTCCAAACGGACCAGTAAATGGATCTTGTGTTGCTATTTCAAATATTGTAGACTTACCTGCACGTGGGCCTGACGTTTCTGTGTATATCTCATTGCAATTTTTATCACGAATGTTTGTAATAATAACATTGGTAATTGAGTTACGAGCCTCTAAACTTGAAATTCTAATATCAGTTTTAGCACGTCCAAGAAGTATCTTATCCTGTGTAATATTTATATTTGGAACAACTTCTTCTTTAAATGCTGTACCTGCTGGAGCAAAAGAACATGCAATTGTTCTATCTAATATCCAAGTCTTTTTAACTTCACCATAGACACCCTGCTCAACTATTGGGTGATAAACATCTGCTTGCATTGGAAATGCGAAGTCTGGAGTTTCGCATATTACCATTATAGAACCCCGACGAACTCAATCGGTTTACGATACTTATCCAATATCTTATCGACTAATAAATTTCCAGTGCCGTCAAATACAGCCTTATCAAACTGAATTCTAAATTGGTCTGTGTTGTATGAACCAATGTATCTCTTGTAATAATCTAACTTGCCACAATCAATGTCATGTATTAATAACTCTGTTGCTCTTACTATATCTGATGGAACCTTATGATATCCAACCTCTAGTTCTATCTTATAGTCCCAACCTCTTGGGAAACCTCTTTCTGAAAAAAGAAAATCTAAATAATCTGTAGGTGATCCAGGATAAAGAATTGGATTTGATTCGTTTCTATTAACTAAGTCTGGATACTTTGTTGTAACTGCAGATCCGTCTGAAGTTATCTCAAACACAAAAGTGGAGTTTTCTACATCATCTGCATCATAAACTAAAACATTGTTTTCATAAACCTTTAAAATCTTTTTTGCATTTACCCAAATAGGAATATAATCTAATCCCAAACCAGTTGTCTCAATTGTCTTTTTTCTAAAATAGAAATCTACATCACAAACCGAGTCTATTATTGCTCTTGCTAATTCTTCGTTCTTTCTATATGCTTGTACTTCTGTAGCAGTTGATCCATTGTCATTTGGGTTTGAGTATGGTCTTACTACATCTACATATGTGTCTTCTCCGTCTACCGTGACTTTATACTGACCGTCATATTTTGAAGATAGTGGTATTGTTATTTTATTTGAAGCATCTGAAGTCGCTATTCCGATTACCTCTGAAGAGTCCGCCATATCAATAATTGTATAGTTATATACTGTAGACGCTGATTCAACATCAAGCGTTACACTTAAATTGTATGGCGGAACTCTCAGAATCTCCATTTAGTTGCCAAACTCCTTGGCTACTTCTTCTGGTGTAGCAAGTCTAACATGGCTACGTGTTAACCACTTTTCAGCCTGGTCTGGTGTAACGATGTTATATCCACGATATACCTTACCAACTGAACTCCAACTTACGTTCTTTGTAGAGTAAATTGCTACTGTCTTATTTGACTTCTTTGGAGAAGCATCAGCAGCCTTTTTGACTGGACGTGGTGTTGCTGTAACACCGATTACGCCATTGTCTATTGCTCCTACAGCCTGGACTGTATCACTTGAAGATGCGCTAAGATCTGCTGTTGTAATAGCATCAGAAGACTCTGGTACTTCAGAAACTGATGCCTCAACATTATTTTCTTGAGCAACCGCTTCAACGTTGGTTGATGGCTGATTGTTTTCTAACTTGTACTTTTCCCAAGCATTTAGTTCCTGGGGTTGTTCTGCATTATTGTTTTCTTCCATTATTTACCTCCTTGTGACTATTATAACAGAATAATAAAAAGTTAAGAGGGGGAGGAGAATTAACCCCTTCCCCCTCTCAAAGGTTACTGCTTACAGATTATGCATCTGCTGCAGAGTCTGCCCATGCGATTGCATCTTCTTCTTCCCATTGGATACCGAAGCGAACGAATACAGTATATTCAATTGTATCCTTCTTCGCAACGTATTCACGGTTTACGATGATATCACGCTGGAAGCCCCAAACACGGTTCTGTGGGAATGTCAAGTCGACATAACCTGCAGGGTAGTAAGGAACTTCTTGGACATCGATACCTAGAACACGAGTTGTACGTGCTCCACCGAATGTCTGACCAGCACCGTCTAGGTAAGACTGTGTGTTGGCTGATGTGTTACCATTCTTGCCAAGTGCTTCAGCGATAGCATCTGAAAGAGTACCGTTATTCTTAACGATACCTGCGAATGCATCTGTACCTACATAGAACTTAAGATTGTTCTTAAGTGCACGGTACTTGCGTGGCATAGCGAGAATGATATCCTGCATTACTGCAGGTGTCCAAGCATTGTCAGCAACAGTGATTGCTGCTTCATGCGAGTCTCCATTGTCCTTGTGCTTCTTGATGAAGCCAGGCATAATAGAAAGGAACGGTGCGGTTGTACCATCACCGTTAATTGCAAGATCTTCAATGTCATTTGCGAATGCATTTGTCATCAAGCGAACGAGATGATCTTCTAATGCACCACCCTCGACATTGTCTTCTAGTGCTTCAGCAGATACTTCCCAATCTAGACGAATCTTCTTGGTTGTAAGTTCTACCTTTGAGAATGTGGCACCAGTGTTTGTATAGTTTCCAACTGCTTGAGCAGCAGCACGAATTACACGCTCACCGACGTTGATCTTCTCTAATTCCATGGTGTTTGCTCTCATCGTCACACGACGACCATCTTGAGCGAGAACTGTAGCATCCCAAACGTAGTCAATAAAACGACGTGCCTGTTCAGGGCGTAGGATTCCGCTTGCAGCATCACCCGAAGGGTTTACGGCATTAGGACCAGTGGTAACACCAAGGTTAGCGTTAGGAATATTTCCTAGTGCGCCACCATCAGTATAATTGCCAGGGATGTTTGATCCTGCTTCAGAACCTGATGCAAATGCACCTTGTCCTTGATATAAACCTGGTGTTGTTCCACCGAGTTCGCCTGATTCTCCTGGCTGGTTTTTCTTAATTTCTTCCGACATATTGTCACCTCCTAAGTGATTCTGCTTATTAATTACTAAATAAGTCGGCTGTTTTGAGGAAACGTCCGCCCCATAGGGATTTTTCAACCATTTCTGGTTGATTCTGTATGATCTCGCCTAGATCGCCAGACTTTCGGAAAGCAGTGTCTGCTTCTACTGCGTCTACTCTCTTTCCAAACTTGTCAACATGTTCAACTGTTGCAGCAATGTCTTTGGCGACTGCTTCAAGTGAACTCTTTACTGCTGCCGTATCGACCTTTGTAGACTTAAGCATTTCTACTTCTGCCTGCAAAGACTTTACAGTTTCAACTAAATCGCTAAAGGCTGATGTAATTGTATTCTTGATTTCAGCAACTGCTTCAACAATTGCTTCATCTGACTTAGATACTTCTGCTGCAACTTCTGCTGCTGGTGCTTCAACTGATTCCTCAGCCTTTGCAACTTCTTCTGCTGGAGTCTCTTCAGACTTTTCAACAGTATCTTCTGCTACTTCAACCTCTTCAGATTTTTCAGTAACTTCTGCAACAGGAGTTTCAACTACGGCATCTGCCTCTGGAGCGATTTCTTCTGACTTAGTAACTTCGGTTTCTTCAACCTTTGTCTTTTTTGCCATAGGATTATCCTCCTTCTTAATCTTAGCATCAATGCCTTTAGCACTATCTACTAAGAATTTGACTATATCCATTTTTTCATTATCCGTTTTTTCAACGAACCCTATATTCTTCATTTCATTTCCGTTAACTGGACTTGTTACGGATTCTTCTTCTGAGACCATAACCAAACCAGACTCTTCATCATAAAAAACATTTTCTAATGCAACATCTTGTCCCTTAACAACATCTACTCCATCTACCTTTTCAACCTGCATAATGTTTGCAAATTGATTTGCTGGAGAATCAACTAATGATAACTCAACAAGATCATAATCTTTAATAATTCTAATTGTGGAATCTGACTTCTCATCATAACCGTCATCCCACTTATTCATACGACCACCAATAGAGAATCCTGTTAGTGTACCGTCCAAAACTTTTTCCCATGTATCTTGTGCACCCTTTGATACATATGCTGAAACAAAAACACCAGAATAAAACTTTTTAGATTCTGGATCAAAGTATCTATCTTCTTTAAAATTAACCATCTTACCAACAGCAAGTGGCTGATGCATTTCACGAATGTTTCCACGGAATTTTGAAAATGCTTTTAGTGATGCTTCTGCTGTAACTATATCGCCTTGCTTATCAACATTGTCAAGCGATGCAAAACCAGAGACGATACGTCTCTCCTTATCAACCTTCGCAAATGGAAGGGAAAGTCTTACTGAGTCGCCAGTGGTATCCCAATGGGCTTTAGATATAGTCATACTAGAATATATTATAGAGCCTTTTTTTGCGATATCTCAATTACTGAGATGATCGCCCCTCACCCTTTGGGTTTCTTCCACTAATTGTGGCTGACCCATCGGACTGGTTATTTGTTCTTTCCCCATCCCGTGCTCTGTCAGCATTGTCGTTTGCTGCTTGCTCTGGTTTAGGATTGAACGGCTCGTCCCCTCCTTCCCTTTGAGGAAGTCCTAATGCAGATCTTGCTTCGTTAGGAAGCATTACCTGAGTCTTTACATATCTTTCTAAAATCTGAGACTGAGGTAA